ATCTGGGAAAGGACACATGTTTTTGTACATCAAATTATCTTGCATATCATTCAGACCAGGATCTATCTTGCCAGGTGTGAAGTTATGGATCAATATCATTTCATCTAGTTCACTACGAAAACTCTCTGAGACCCCCTCATAATAGTCTGTAGTGGTCATAAAACCTGTTGCACTCCTAGTTGTACCTTTGACACCTAGTAATGCAATGCCAGGTGTAAAACATATATCACCACTTTCATTGCTGTGCCATAGTAATTCACCCTCTGCAAATATTCCCATCCTCTTTCCATTCTTCTTCATCCCAGTTACATTTAACATGTTACCAAACTGTTGGGGATGTGTGCCAACTCTTATATTATTAAACTCTCTGCATATATCTTTGTCTATCGGATCTACATTGTCACTATTCAATATGTTTTCAAAATGCCTATTTGCCCACGGATACTTATTGTATAGATATGCAACCCAGTTGAGACGATCATCTCCCCACTTCTTCATCAAATTATAAAACGTCGCACGATTTAAGTTAGCACCTCTTATGATGGTAACTAACGTCTTAAGGTGCAATCGTCCTATTTCTTTCCATTCTTCGTCTGTGATATTGTTTAGATCTACATCATCAATATAGATACCAAAACTACCAAGACCATTGATATTTGATATTTTCATACACTTATATATTAGCATAAAAATAGGGGAGGTGTTACCCTCCCCGAATCGTGATAATAAAGGATTGGTTCATGACCTTTCCCCCTAACTCTATATAATTATTTACTAAAAAATTTATACCTAGTAGATAATTTACTTAACAAAAAGAAATGCCTAGTCTTCTTGTTCTGGTCGAATTAAGTTTTTGGTTCTGTTAGGATCATCCTTCCATTGTGAGAAAGTTCCTCCTTTGTCAGTTCCAATAGTTACGTAGTCAAGTACCTTTGCTACGGTGTTGTATTTCTCAAGTATCCTCTCAACAATGATCTCGTCTTGTAAAGGTCCTTGAGATTTTTTTGTCAACTCTGCAACTGATTCTTTACCCAAGTGTGTTTCAAGGTAGTCTAGTATGTTTTCTTTTTTCCTACCATCACCTACGTAGGTGTCGATAAAGTGGAAAGTTGCTGTGAGTCCACAGATCATATCACCTTTCAAAGCATTCCATCCTTTGAATGTTTTTGTTTCATTCAACTGTTTATAGAGGTCAATTGCTTGAGTAGTGTAAGTCAACTTGTACTTTGAGATTGTCTCTTTGACTTGTTTGAAACCGTGGATTCCGTTTTTACCGTCATCATCGGCACCAATTAACTCAACATGTATACCAAGTTTCTTGAAGTTATCTTCTATTGTACGAGCGTACTCTGCTCCTTGAGCAAGGTCTGCACGTAACTTAGCAACAGAACTAACGTTAGTTCTTGATGTGTTGAAGTCTTTGAAGTACTTTGCTTCAGCAATCTCACACTCCTCAACAGTAAAGTTAGATGGGTGTGGTTGTATCTGAACTGGTAATTCAAACTCAGGAGCATCTTCGACATAGATTCCTGCTAATACACAAGTGTGTTGACCATCGACAACCATTAGGTCACCGTTTGGTCTTTTGAAAACAGAAAGAGGTTTGACCAACTCTGGTCTAAACACCTCTGCTTGTTTTATTAAGTTTGTGTTTATTAATCTCTGGTACTTAGAATCAACTTTTAGTTCCTTTAACGGAATGTATTGTACTGGTATAAAAGGATTCTTTTTAAATCTTTTTCTTACGCCTGATATTCCTCGACGTATGGTGTGTTCGACTAGTTGCCAAACGCCCTGCACCGCAGAGCTTACCCTTCTTAGGGGTGCGAATGTGGTCATGATTTTCTCCTGACTATGTGATTAGCGTCCCTGACTACGTTAAAAGTCTTTTGCGAGACGGTAAGACTATTTATACACAAAAAAAGAGACCCCGAAGGATCTCTTAATATTATGTAACAATTGTATTGATTACATTAGGTTTGCAACTTTAACTCTTCTGTAGTAAGCGTTAGCATTCAAGTTTGTAGAATGCTGTGGATCACTATTTGAAAGTGCTGCTAGTCCCTTAGCAAATGGGTTAAGAACCATTCCATAACGAGTCTTAAACCCGATACGTGGTTGGAATGTATCCTGACCGATTGCTCTGTACATTTGTAGAGGAACATATGGGCAGTAGAATAATCCTGCATCATATGCATTAGTACCTTTGTAACCTACAACATAGTACTGATTGTCAGAAACGTTTGCTGAATATGGGTCGATGTAGACCTTGAAACGTCCGTTGAGTGTTCCAACGAATGTGTTTCCTGTGTCATCAATCTCTCCGATACCACCAACTGCACCAGAAATTCCTGAGTCGTAGTCAAGAACACCACTCATAGCAAGAGCAGAAGCTACATCAGCAGATGTGATGATGATGTTACCCTTCCCTCTACGAGTTTCCTGTGCGATTGCGTTTGCATCTCTTTCAATCTGGAATAATAGTCCTTTGAACTTTTCAACTGACCATCTACCGTTGGAGTCAACGTCTAGATCGAATACACCCGCGTTAGCAACGTTTGCTTGTGCACCAGGTTTTGCACCTCTGTACACTGTTCTAACTACTTCACGGTTGATCTCAGCAAGTATCTCTGTTGAGAGAATGTTTGCCAACTCAGACTCTGCATCTAATCCGTGGATAGCTTTCAAGTCTTGAGCAAGTTCAACTGAGTAGTCAGCTCTTAGAGCACGACCTTTCGCTTCAACAGCGATCTTGTCTATGCTGAATGCCATCTCCATGAAGGCATTTGAAGAAGAATCACCTAATGATTCCTGTTCTGATGTAGTGAACTTACTTGAAGCAAGGTCATACGCTGTGGAAGTTGTTCCACCACCAGTTGCATCGTTGATAAGAGCAGGGTTTTTCTCAGTAGTAGCAGTTGGAGGTGTGCCACCTTTTGTACCTGAGAACTGTGCATCTGGCTCATCGAAGAATGCTTCGTTACCTGTCTGGTTAGTGTAACGTGATCTCATTGCAAAGATCAATCCAGTAGGTCCTGTCATAGGTTGAACACCTGCGATGTCATAAGCAATAAGCTTAGGCATAGCACGACGAATCAAACTAATAAGGATTGGATCAAAACCTGCAACAGCACCACTACCAGTAGTAGGTGTGTTGATAGGACCAACGTTTGTTGGTGCCTCTGTAAGAACTGCACGCTCTTCAGCTAGTGCACGCTCTTGGTTTTCCAAAAGTATTGCGGTTACCGACTTTCTATAAGGATCTTTAATGTCATTAAGACCTTCATGGTTAAGTACTGGTGCCCACTTCTCTTGGAGATTTTCTGCATTATACATGCGGATTTACACTCCTGTGTGTTGTTTTGGGTTTACAGTAAGTTACAGTCTCTTAGCGAGTTGCTGAACATAAGAAGTCATGCTCTCGCTTACGACTTCACTTGGTGTAGCTGGTTGCTCATCGGAGATCTCTTCCTTTACTTCTGGTTTCTTAGCACCGAAGTAGGACTCCTTGATTTGCTCCAACTTCTCACGATACGACTCTTCGTTCTTGAATTCCACTGCGTCAGCTAGTGAGGTGAATTTATCCTTTTGAACTTCTGCAAGTCCTCTGGATGTTTCAATCAAAATCTCATTTTTACGATAAGCACCTACTGCTTCATGTAATGCAATGTTCTTCTCGACCTGATCATTAAGTCGGGTCTCCATGTCATCTAATTTCTCGCTCATATCTGCTACAACGTCTAGAGCTTCGTCTGGTACGTTGATGTTGCTTTCAATGAACAATTTCTTTAATCCACCCATGAATGCTTCGGTGACTTCAGCACGAAGACCTTGCTCAATAGCAAGTTCGTTCTCAGTCATCCACTCTTCACAAGCATATGAGAGGAAATTCTCTACGCGACCCGCGAATTCTTCCTTGATCTTCTCAAGTTCTTCGCTGATCCTGCCTTCTGCAGTTTCCTTAAGTTTGGCAACTTCCTTAGTTACCTTAGCAGATACTGCAGCTTCAAACACAGTAGTTGCTTTCTTTTGGAATTCTTCGTCTAGGTCAGCACCACTTAAAATTGCTGTGATGTCTTCCTTGACTTCATCTTCGGAGATTGTCTCTCCTTCTTTTTCTACATCATCAAAAATTTGACCACTTAGTGCACCAGGCATACTGGATGAAGCACCACTTGGTTTTGTCTTGATTGAAGAATCTCCTGTTGTTGCTACGGGAGCAGCAGCTTTTTTACCTACGTTCTCAGGACCTTCTGGTTTTTCTTTAGTAGAACCACCAACTTCAACAGCACTGTTTGACAGTGGTGAAGGTTGTGGGGGAACTGCACCTTTCTTAATAGCGGTATCGCCAGTTGCAGCATCTTCTTTTACTTCTTCAGGAGCCGCGTTTTCTGCGA